AAGTTAGGTTTACCATATATTTTTATGTTGTCATTTTTTCTTGTAACTTTTATACCAATCATTTTTAAAAAATTTATAGCTATATTCAATCTAGGGCTTTCTTTCTTATTAAGTTCATCTTGTATTGCTTCTATTCTTCCAGAAGACGTAGATGTTACAATATAGTCACCAACAACAAAATTAACAGGATCTTCCTTAACCATGATAACATTTTTACTAACGTCATCAAACTGATAGTTTAATGGGTCGGGTGGAGTAATTGCTTGTTCATTAATAATAGTTTGATCACCAACACCTCTTCTTCTATAAAGAAGACCAACAAACTGTCTACCAACTGTTAAATCTGGACCAACAAACCTTTGTGGTGCTTCAAAGAAGTTAATTTTCCTAACACCACTGGTTATTGTCTTATATGCAATATCTGGGGTTTGAACTACACCTGCAATATCTACAAGATATTCTTTTGAGTTAATTACTGTACCTGTTGGAATAACAAGCTGTCCATCATCAATTTTATAAGCATATTGATTATTAATAATTCCATGAGTAGATGACTCTAGTGATACTCCTAGAGGATCAATCATAATAATTAAACTATCATAAGAGAATCCATAATCAAACACTATATCTTTACTTCCATCTATTTCATAATCATCAGTTGACTGTAATACACCATCAACCCATACAAAGTAACTTTCCTTAGAAGTAGAACCAGAAGGTTTATTAGTTAGTGTTAATGCAGTAAGTGCTGTTACACTTCCACTAGTAAATTCATTCTTTAAATATCCATTTAGAAAACGAACATTTATCTGAGATCCACCTGCAAGGTCTTGACTAAAGGCAATCTCTCCATTATTACTAGAAGCGATAACAAAACTACTCTTTAACTGTGCAACACCATCAATAAAGACCATCCAATTATCTTCATCTATAGATGTGTATATTGATGCAGGGAATGCATTAGTAGTTACTGAATCTATTAGTGCAATAGGATTTCCAGATGTTAATGCAGCAGATTGTGTTGAACTATGGTTATGGATAACCATATCCTCATTAAACTGTCTATATGTTAATGTTTCACCTGCTGGCATTAATTCACCAAGATCTTTTACTGATTCAGTGAAATCAAGAGTTTTATCAGAGTCAGTTATGATCCATGATGTTCCATATGTCTGAATAATGTTATCAAGGATAATAACCATTTGGTCTACATTATATCCGTCAATATAATTGATATCACCATTATTATCTGTAGGATTGGCTGGATTAACTACTTTAAGTTCAAATGCAGTTTTTACACCATCAAACTGATCTGATATATCATCAAATACAGCAACAACAGATGTCTTTATATCTTTAACGTCAGTAAGTAATTTATTAAGAACATTTACTTCATCAAATCCTTTATTTCTAGTAACCAGATAATTATATTTCTGATTCATTCTTACTATACTATCAACATCAGTAGAAACCTTTAATGTAGTTCCACCCTTAATATCAACCTTTTCTCCAACAACATCAAACTTACCATTTTCGGGCATATCATACCTACCCATGATGCTACTATTCTTTATCTCAGTGTTGGCAAATAATCTATATCCAGCAGGATGTGCTGCTTTTTGATAACCCTCTCTCCAATTAAGGAAAGGTGTTTGAGAAGATATCTCATAAGCAAACTTTTGATATTTTAAACTATCTTGTATTTTGTATACACCATATCCAATATGAGATTTAGTATCTAAGAATTGTTTTGGAGTTTCAACTACAGCACCAAGTTCTGCTTCAGTTCTAGCATTATATGCTTCATCCACATATCCATATGCTCCTGAGTTTACACCAACTATTACATTACCTACCTTAATACTCTTATTAGAATTTTCTAATCTAATAATAGAACTATTAGGTTGCCATCCCTTATTTGTAGCAACATAACCAAAATACTGATCTGTTATATTTCCTGGAGATTCTCCAATATAAACCTTCTCATTTATAATAAATGATGATTTTTTAATTGTTGCTGTTGCTGTTGCTTTTCTTTCTAATAATATTACTTGATAATATTCAATAGTAACTCCATTTGGAACTATAATTGCTTTATCTGCAGCACCACCACTACCGACAGGTTGAGTACTTAATGGATCAACATAAACACCACCATTAGAATCATATCTGTTCTTCATAGTAATAGTATCAATATATGCATAGAAAGTTCCACTTTCTACATAATTCGCTCCACCATTATAATATGCTCTAATCTTATAAGAGTCATTATCTCGGAAGTACTCTTTAAAGTTAAATTTAAACTGTAGATCACCACTACTATTGAGAGTAGTAAAGTAATACTTTTCAATGTCCAATACAGGTGCAGTAGAATACCTAATACCTTCAAATGTAATTGGTAATTCTAATACCTTATTACTTACAACTACTGGATCTACTGTAAGATGTCCAGAATCACCAGCAGATAATCCTCCACCAGTAACAACAACTCTTGGAGTAAATACATACCCTTCACCAGAATCAGTAATAGTTACATCAGAAACTACAAAGTTTTGAGATATTTTTGAAATCTGAGGGAATATTAATGCAGGTCTATTATCTGATGCTGGATTATATCCATATCCAGAGGTAATTGATTTAACTGTTTGTATACTACCAATAGTTTTTGATATTGGTTCTAATATAGCATTAACACCTGAAGTACTATTAACTCCAGTAATTGCAGGTATTATATCATAATCAAATCCACCAGAGGTTAAAGTAGCAACTTTTATAGGACCAGTTGCTGTAGGTGAATTTGTCTTATATTTAAAGGTATTTGCATTATAAAGGTTAGTTAATAAAACATCTGGATTATTAGGAGTGTATATCTCAAAATTAGAAGTACTAGAATTAACAACTAAATATTCACCATTAATTGGTTCTGGAATAGTAGATGCATGTACATCAACAACAGAACCATCAGTTAAATTAGTAAATCTTAGTACATATTCAGTCAAATCGGAAGAATCTGGATAAATCGTAAATGATGTTAATTGACCAGTTCCAGCATCTATCTGTTTAGTAATACGAACATCAAAGTATTCTCTTTGTTTAGCACTAGATCCTGGACTAAAGAAAGAGACCGAAAATGGATCACTATTACTCAAAACATAATTATATGAAGATCCTTCATAGAATGTCTTATAATAGTTTCCATCAGTTAAGGTAAATCCACCTTGAGTTAATGTAGAACCAGATAAGGTTATATTTACATTATTTGCTTGTGCAGTAGATGCTTCTATTGTTATATGATCATTTGAGGATAATCCATTATTTTGAGCAAGAATACTAGTTAATATTCTATTTTGTTCGTATTTTGTAACTGTAGCATAAACTCTGGTTAATTTATTAACTACTGTTCTAGGATAATGTTGAGCAATAGTAGTTCCATAAGTAGACCTCTCAACAATAAGTAAATGCTTATAAGTGGATGTTTGAATATTAATATTATCACTAACAACTGCAGTAGGATCATAAGTGACTGTACCAACTAATATCTCAGGAATAGGACTAGCATCAAAAGTTCCTTGATCTAATGTTAAATCTTCAATATTACTATCACCATCTAAATTTACAACATCACCACTAACACCAGATAAACTTTGAAGTACCTTATTCAAATACAAATAATAAGTATTACCAGCAGTAGTTCCAGTTCCATCTACAATTCTAGTTCTTAAGAAATTGGATTCCTTTGTAATTTGAATATCAACAATATTAGCATATTCATTATTAATCTGTATAACATCTCCAATAACAAATGGAGAGCTATCAAATACTTCAATAGCGTCACATAAAGTTATAGAAGCACCAGTAGAATGTGCTGCTGGAATAGTTCCAGATTGACCTCTTAAAACAAATATATGACCAGTAACTTGCTTAAGAACCTTCATATACTCATCATCAATTTTAATATACTTTACTTCGGTTGCAGAATAAAAATCAGAAATAGTTCCATTACTAAAGTTTCCTAAAGAAAAATATGTATCAACACTACTAATATCTTGAGTTAATAATGCTCCAGTTACATTAGCAGTAACAGAAATACTACTTTTATCATCACCTGCTAATTCACTAGATGTACTAGTATCTACTACTAAAGTATCATCATATATCTCGTCTCCAACTACTGGATGACTAGTAACAGCATCTAAATATACTCTTCTATTAGTAGGGTCTATACTGTGTATAGTTCCTTGGAAAGTATCATTATTCTTTATTGTTTGTCCAACTGTAAAGTGCTGTAATTCATTTGAATACTCAAGATAATGATATTCAGCAAAGTTAACAGTAGTTACTGGTTGACCATCCAATACACTAACATATCCACTAGCACCAAATCCTTCAGTATCAGTACTATCAAATACCACAGTATCACCAATCTTATATCCAGTTCCACCACTTATTATCTTAATAGAATCTAAAGTAGCTAAAGATGATGTTGGTATAGATGCTACTTGGAAACTACCTTTATCAATAGCTCTTGAAACTGTAGTTGATTCAGCAGAAACGTATCTAGTAACATTACTAATAGCATCAGTATCTACAACTTCTAAGTCATTGAAATCTTTATATGTTACTCCTGCAAATTTTGGTCCAACAAAGAATGGATATCCACTTTGAATGATATTATTTGAACTTAAGTCATAAGTCATGAAATAAGCATAGACACCATCTGGAAACTCTGGTGTAACACAGAATCTACCATTTTGCTCATCTAAATCAGCAGCAAGTGGACTCCAGTGATAATCTTGAGCAAAAGACCCTAAAATATAAGTATCAAGACCTTGTATATTAGAAGCTTCTACTCTAATAGGATCTTGATTAGTTTCATGTTGTACAGAAGTATATTTAATATACCCACTCTGCATTTTCTTGATTTGATTAGGATCTGCTTCATATGCATTTTTGTATCCAAAAGGACCATATATTGGAGCACCATCTAATGCCCAACCAATAATCGGAGAATGAACTGATGCATCTGTAAAATCAACTGTAGATACAACATCATCATCTTTAATAGTTAAATTTCTAGGTGGACCTAATACTGTTAGTTTTTTACCAATATAATTTTCTCCATCTTGTTCAATTGCTCTTTCACCTGCTAAAAATAGTCCAGATTGGTCATCATAGTAATCTGAGATATTATTAGCATCAAAGTTGTTAATAAGATCCCATTTAGTCACATTAGGCAATAATATATCTCCAGAACCTGGTTCTGCAATATCTAAGGTAACTCCATTATCTGAATAGTTAATTCCACCATTTATTACTTTTAATTCTGTAACTGCACCAGCACTCATAGTTGGTACAATAATAGCACCACTTCCAGTATTAGCATTATCTTTAATGGTGACTACTGGTGGACTATTGTATTGCTGACCACCATTGATAATTGTTGCTTGTATAATCCGACCATTAGATACTGTTACGAATCCAGTAGCACTAGAACCCTTTGTAAGTTCATAAGTAGGATCCTGCATATATCTTGCACCAGGATTGGTTATATTAACTTTAGAAATAGGACCAGTAACAAAGGCACTTAATATAGCATTTTCTACTACACCAGCTTGCTGATTAAGAACTGGAGTAATTCTTATTATTGGTTGCTTAGTATAACCCTGTCCAGGATCTATAATCCTTACTTTTGTTATTTTACCATTAACTACAATCGGCTGAACTATAGCTGGTGAAAAATCACTACCAGTGTACTCATTATCGTTTGCATCCTTAATAATATCAATACTAATATTCTTAGGATAACCTAAACCAGAATTTTCAATATAAATCTCTTTTAGCGATCCATGTACAATTAATTCTGCTTCTGCTCTTGTTCCTTCATGTCCACTAACTGGATTAACCAAAGCAGGTATTGTAAGGTCTCTTCCATCTTCTCCTCTAGGTACATCAATGATAATTGAAGGAGGATTGTTAACATTATAATTATCTCCACCAGATTCAATAGTAACACTCTCTAATTTACCTCTAGTGATAGTTGTAGTACTTTTCCAACTTAAAACAGCAGTTCCATCTCTTAAGAAACCTATAGGTTCATTAGTTGGTATATCTTCTCTATTTCCTTCTGTATTACGATTAAATGTCCTTGGGAAGCGTCTAATCCAATCTCCATCTTCTAGAAGGATATTACTAGGTATTGTGAAAATATCATAGTATGGGATACTTGATGTATAGACATAAGCAGATTCACTATCATACCAAACAGTATTAATACCAGATAAGAATCCAGAATTAACTGTACAAGGTAAAAGATCGTTAAAATACCAATTATTAAGAATTAAGTCATCTTGACTAACAACATCAATTACAGTACCAATATCATTAACTTGATAAGAGGTAAATGTCGAATCTACGTTAAAACTCGAAACTCCAGCATAAATTGCAAAGAATATGTCTGGTCTTGTCTTTACTGTTGCTAAACTAGCATGATCCCAGATTTTATCTCCAACTTTATATCTTGTAGCACCAAAGTCCTTAACTTTGAAATAATTAAGTGTTTTTCCAGTATATTCAACTAAAGCTTGTCCAATACGTAAATATCCTGTTTTTGGGAACTCATGAGTAGAATCTACGAATAATTTATCACCAGAGAGTGCAGAAGTGATTTTTGTAAATCTTGTTGGGTTTATAAGTGGCCCATTTGACAATTCAACCTCATATACTTGACTTGAGAAAGAAAAGACACTTTCTACTGTCTGTATCGGAAATTCATTAGTTCCTTGTATCAAAGATGACCCATCAAGCAATCTTGGATCGTAATTATCTAAAGATTCTAATCTAACGATCTCTTTACTCTGATAAGTCGCATTTGAAGCATCTATTAGTGCCTCATTGTAATTTTTAAGTTCTGGTTTCTCCTGAAAGAGAAATTTGAAGTAATAATCAATTCCCTGAGGAGTTCCTTTCGCAAGATAGAAATCTTTTGCCTTTTTTAGAAGAAAATCAACATTTACAAGGTCTAAATTGTCTTGTAATACATTTTGAGGAAAATCTATTAAATACTGCTCTCTAAGTTGCTCTAGGAAGTATAAAATGTAAGTATATGACTGATTATAGACAATTGCAGTACTAGAGTGATCTGCAGGAGTTGTAACAACGTTTGGAGTGAATCCACCTTCAAGAGTTAGTGTATTATACGTCCATCCCCTCACACAATCATTAAAAACAGTATAGTTGTCTTTATATTCTATATTCTTATAAAATATGACCTCATCGTCGATTTTAAGCAGTCCATTATTTCTAGGGAACTCTACATACCCTAAAACGATAATAGACGTATCTGAGGCGGTTACAGCACTATCTAGAGTGGCAGTAGCGTCTGCACCAGTGTAAGTATCAATATCAACTAATTCTGTTAACCCATCTAGCAAATCTAAGGCATTACCATTGGTTTCTAGGAATCTATAGTAGTCCTTGATAAATGCAATAAAATTTGGATAGTCATTTGACAGGTAATCTGGAACCTGTTGCTCAATGGCATTCGATACTTGCAGAGAATTGAACATTAGCTATAAATTGGGGTTTGACCTACTCCTGATGTTCTAGATGAAGATGCTGTCTCATCTAAAACTGTTGAAACTGAAATATCGGAATCTGCTATTGTTAAATACAGATCTCTCAAGGCAACAATATCATTTGAAGCAGGTACTAATGATACAGAGATATATTCTGTGTTACCTACGGTAGAACTGATATTAATACCGTTAATATTTATTTCACCCATTGAATAATCAATAGTTCCTATATTTTGACTAAAGTACCTCTTCTCATTACCATCTACACGGTAAATTGCAATACTGTCTGTACCGTATTTCTCCAAATACCAAATATATGACTGATCTTCACCAGTCAACTTGAATCCAGTTGATACTAAGTCGGTATTTTGTGAAATTACGTTACCATAACAGATTTTATAAGATGCAAACACATTAGTCAGTGCTTGGATGTTCTTCTTCATCCTAATACGAGTAATATTGGATGTTATACCAACATCTGCAGCATCAATTTGACCAACCAGCTTAGAATACTTAAATTTACCGTTAAAACGCTCCAAATCCCTGTTATTTCCGAAATTCTGTATAGTACCTCTTACTACATTTGCAATATCAGCTGATTTTCTTCTTGTCTTGTTATTATCGTAGTATACAAAGGAGGTTATCTCCAAATATAGGAAAGATGGGTCTAGAATCTCTGGAATAACTGTAAGAATGGTGTATTTCTTAATTGACTTCTGTAATTCCTTCTTAGCAGTAGTTGTAAGTGCTTCTGCACCATTGGGCTTTGCTACAATATATACTTTTCCATATTGCGGAGGACTTGCTTCTTCTCCACCATATACAGATAAAGATTGTAAGTTAGGATATAATTCCGCAACTAAAGTTTCATAATCCCGTACAGTTACGGCTCTTCTTTGAGAAGAGTAGTATCTTGGAGCCAAATACTTAATAGAAGTTACGCTTTCTGGCTCAGCACCACCAACAGAACTGGTAGTTACCGTAATTGTAGGTTGTAATTCTGTTATTATAGTGGTTCCAGATGTAATAGTACCTACAAATTCAAAACTAGAACACTCATTACCTGCACTTTTGTTAGTGTTGAGGTATTCAATGTTAATTTTGTCCTGACTGACTAATTTTCTACCAAATACTCCATCTCCAAAGATAAGTTCAAACTGTTCACTCTTATTTTCCTGTATAAAGTAGATTCTATCAGTTGCAGTAATCTCAGTAATGTCTTTTACTGGTTTGTAAGACATTGGAACTGCATTATCTGCCTGATCTATAGTAACATTAATCAAATCAACGTCTGCATCAGCACTAGGGACGATAAAGGACTGTTTTATAGTTGTATCTACTGTATAATTAAGTTCTAAAAGGTTTCCTTGGTAAATGTCAATGTCTGTAAAGGTGACACGACGAATTCCATTACCATCAACGTATGCTTCTCTAGTAACATCTGCTAAAACACTGAATACAAAGGTTCCTTCACCATTAGCACCTACAAAGGCAGTACCTTTCTTGATGGTTAATGACTCTTGAGAAGGAGTAACCAAGAAGTCCATAGTGATAGTTGCTTTCGCTGCTTTTGCAGACCTTGGAACATATCCAACTAACTTAGCAAGTGATACTACATTCTCTCTTATGGAGGCACTATCAAAAAAGACCTCATTCGCCACCAGGTTGGCGTTTAAGGCACTGTAATAGGTATTATAGGATAATACATCCAATAACTGTGATAGTACCGATCCCTCGAAGTTATAATCACTAAAAGTTTCAGAAGAACGCATGAAGTTCTTCAAACTGGATTTTACTTCTTCAAAATCGAGATTAGTTACTTGATTAAAAGCCATTATACTCTTTCTAGTATTAAGTTAAGCGATTGAGTGTCCAAAGGTAGACCAATAATTTTATATCTGACAGTTATATCCAAAGAATTTCCATCAATGTCATCAATTGCATCTACATCTAGCAGTTGTACCCTTGGTTCGTAGGCATTTAGGGCATCTTCAATGGCAATTGCTACATCATCTGCTGTTGCAAAGGTAAAATTCTCAAATCCTTCTTATATATAACAATATTAATCCCTTTGCTTTTCGGTTTTACTAGCCCCTGCTCAAGCCAAACACTTCATCCATGCTTATCAACGGCG